GCCGGTTTCCTTACCCGATGCAAAAGATTGGATGAAGATAGATTACAACGATGAAGATGGCCTTATAAAGGATTTGATTAGTGCGTCTAGGGTGCATTTAGAGAAGATAAGCGGCATTGCTTTGGTTAATAAGTTATTGAAAGTCAATCTACAAACTACTGGAATAGCTCCAGGTGTTTGGATGGTTGATTTACCTTATGGCCCTTTAATTTGCGTTGATAGTGTTACCATAAAAACCGGAATAAATACTTACACTACTTTGGTAAAAAATGAGGATTATGAGGTAATAGGTGGCAAATTATGGTTATATTCACAAGGGATTTTTAACGTTCAATATCAGTGCGGTTATGGCTCAATTCCAGAGGACTTGGCAAATGATATACTTGCTTTGACTTCATGGCAATTTGAGAATAGGGGTAAAAAGATGAACGCTGACAAATCCTCTTTACTTAGCCAATATCCTAATTGGGATGGCCTTAACTATCATCAATACAAAAAAGTATTCATAGTATAATGCCTAGCGGATTCCGTTTAGAAGTTAATGATTATAAGTTCAACAAAATGCTTACCAAGCTCAAGCAAACTGTTGATGAAACAAGCGCAACGGTTGATCGTGAGTTAGCGGCTACTGGTGAGGACATGGTTAGAAGTGCTAAAAATATATTATCTAGTAGAGGTGCCGTTGATACGGGAAGGCTACTAAATAGCATATCCTTTAAAAAGGATCAATTCCTTAGCTATCAATTTGTTGCACAGACTGACTATGCTGCTTATATTGAGTTTGGTACGGGTAATTTATTTGTGAATCCAGAAAGGCAAGGTTGGGTTGATTTAGCTGCTAAATATAAAGGTAAAGGAATTAAAAAGGTTAATTTACCCCCTAGGCCTTATATGCGTCCAAGTATTTTGGCTTATTGGCCAATATATCAAAAGCGCGTAAGAGACTTTTTAAGAAAGAAAAGAGAAGCATAATGAAGGATAGTGCAAATAACGTAAGGGATATATATGTTAATGCTTTAAACGGCAATATTACTTACAATGGTAAGAATGTACCCGTTTATGGGCAGCCTCCATTTGTAACTACTCCCGATAGATATGTAATTATAAATAATATTGTTGAGGTAGCTAATAATACCAATGATAGCTTTGACAATGAGGTTGAGGTAACAATTGAGATTTATAGCGAACAAAACAAAAATAACAACGTAAGCCAAGTCGATAATATTTCTGGTCAAATACTTAATATTTTGATTCCAGATACGAAGATTAATGGGTTCAGTGATACTGACTTTTACGTATTCCCAATGGCTCGAACAAGTTCAAATTATTTACCTTTGTGGGATGGGGATAATTATATAGCAAGAAAAGTAATAACAATTAGAAATCTAGTAAATCAAAAATAAACAAAAATGGCAAAAATTCAAGGTTCTACACAAAGCGTAGACATAGATGTAGCTGGTGGCTCAACTTATGCTTCACTCATCTGTTTGCGTACATCAAGCGTTAATGGTACAGTTGACTCTACCGTTGAGCAAACAAACTGCGGTACTTTCACATCTATTGGTAAGCCCAATATGACTGTTGATTTCGATGCAATTTGCGAAACTGCTCCTGGTGGTTCAGAGATCAGCTATTCATCATTGCTTACTGCATTTAACAATGGTACAGAGATCAGTGTAAGAGTACAAAACCCAGTTGTTTCTGGTTCAAGTGCTGGTGCTGCTTATTATCAGCAATTCAAAGGCTATTTGACTTCTTTGACTCTTAACCAATCAACTACTGAATTTATCAACTTCTCTGGTACAATCACTTCAAACGGTACTATTGACATTACTGCTTAATTATGAACTATACTACTATAACTATTAACAACGAAACTATTGGACTAAAATTTGGGATGGCGTCTTTTAGATACCTTCAAGACAAATTCTCAAAAGACAAGACATTTGATATATCAATATTAAGTGAGATTACAATATCTCACATCATATATAGTGGATATTTCAATAATTGTCTAGTTAAGGAGGTTGACCCTAAATATAACTTTGCTGACATTGTTGAATGGGTTGAGCAAACTTTGCTTAAAAACCAAGAAGATAATGACATCGCAAAAGTTATAAAAGTTTGGTCAGAGAGCGATTTCATAAGACAAGAAAATCAATCACAAGACCAAGCAAAAAAAAAGACCTCTCGTGGGAAGAAATAGAGGCGTTTGCGTTTGGAGAGTTAGGGTTGATGCCAAATGAATTTTACTCTTTGAGTCCTAAACATTACTCGTTAATGATGAAAGGACATGAAGATAAAAAAGTCGATAGCTACAAACAAACTAGATTACTTATGTTCACAATGGTAAGGTTAATGGCCGATCCAAAGACCGCACCTAAAACTCCAGAGCAGTTGTGGGAATTACCAGGGGATGAGGACACAACTAAAATAGACGAAGAGGAATATAGAGAATTAATAAATAGATATAGGAATGGCAAGTAACCAAGATTTCATATTTACGTTAGGTGCGGATATAAGCCAATTCACTAAATCTATAACTGAGGTAAGAGCTGAGTTAGATAGAGTTAAAAGTACTCTTAAAAACCAAACTGGTAAAGCGATTGCTGAAACCAATAAATATATTGAGCAACTAGAAGGAAGTTTAGTTGACTTAAATAAAGTTGGATTTCAAAATTTGAATAAAAACGCTACCGGAGGTACTGCTGCATTATTTTCTCTAAGCCAAGTAGCAAGAGATTTACCTTTTGGATTTATAGCAATTCAAAACAACTTACCACTTGTAATTGATCAATTTACTGCATTATCAAAAACAAGTGGAGGATTAAAAAACGCCTTTGGCCAAGTATTAAATTCAATAAGTGGGCCAGCAGGTTTTGCATTTGCCTTTGGTGCATTAACCTCAATTACAACTGCCTTAGTACAAGAATACGGTTCTTTAAATAATGCACTTGGACAAATATTTGGTTATATTAATAAAACCACAATTGCAAATGAAGAATTAGTTAAAACTCAGTCTAAGGCAAAGGGAGAGGCTTATGCAGAGGCTCAATCAATAGATAACTTATTAGGAATATTAAAGAATGGCCAATCAACTTATAATCAAAGACTAGGTGCGTATAATAAGTTAAATGAAATAATCCCAGATGTACTTGCTGGCTTTGAAAAAGAAAAAATTATAAATGGTGAGCAAATACAGCAATTGGGAAGATTAGCTGATTTGAAAAAACAAAATATTGTTTTAGATGCTACAAGACAATCCGTAATTGAATTAATTGGTAAATATACCGGTGAGGCATTATTGCAAATAACCAAGTTAGGTAAAACAAATACATTTGAAGATATAAGCAATCAGCTTAAAGGGATGTTAAAGGGCTTTAATCCAGTATTAGCTGGGTTCATGCAACAAATATCCGTTTTAGAAGAAAATTCAGACGCAGTTGATAATCTTAACAAAGTTTTAGATGGATTAGATGCACAAATTGCGAAAAATACTGGTGAAATAGATGCCAATACTGAATCATATAAAGATAATAAAAAAGCTACTGAAGATCTTAATAAAGAAAAAGAAAAACAAGCTAAACTTGAACAAAAAAGAATTGATGATAGAAATAAGGAATTACAATTATTAAGATTTCAAGCATTTCAAGAAAACGGAATTGCTGCACTTAGAGATACTGCAAATAAAAATTATAAAGAATATTTAGATAAGAAAAAAGAAGAGAAAACATTAAACGATAAAATATACGGATTTCAAGCCGATGCCATAGAGAGTTTTAAAAATATCAAAGTACCAGGTATAAAGGATGTTATAAATCCAGAAATATTAAAGAAAAATAAAGAATATTTAGACACAATAAAAAGACAAGCCGAAACAATTAAAGGTGTAATAGAGCAAGCAATTAGCGCACCTCTTGATTATGTATTTAATACACTTTTAGAAGATGGAAAATTTAGTTGGAAGGAGTTTGGTAAAGTTGTATTAAGAACTTTAGCTAATATATTAAGTTCTATCATAACAACCACCTTAGCAATCGCGGCAGCAGACGCAATCACAAGAGGAGGTTACAGTGCAACTGTTAGACTAGCAGATAAAGCAACTGGAGGCGGACAAGGAATAGGGGCAAGACCAACATTGGGTTATACACCAAGAGGGTTAAGAAGTGAGGCTAACTTTGGAGGTATTAACGGAGGTTTAGGATTAAGTGGCCAAGTGGTATTTGTACAAAGAGGTAGTGATTTAGTAGGAGTATTAAATAGATCAAACGCAACAATTAATAGAGTTGGCTAAAGCAGAAAAATATAGAATAAATTTTAAGACTCTACAAGGCCAAGATGCCCGCGTAGAGTTTTATTTTGAGGGTTTTACTGGCTCTACAACAGAACTACGTGGAGGCATCAAGCCTTTTGTGCTTAAAGAGTTTAACACGAATGATGACTTATTTAAGCCCATTCGTCCACAAATGGCAGAGATTGAAATAGTAGCTAGCGCAACTGGTGTAAGCATAGATAGCTTTTTAGTAGATAATGATGATGACATTGAGGTAAGATTTTACTACGATGATTTTCTTACCGTTTATTGGAGGGGATGGCTTTTGCAAGATGACTTCCAAGAGATTTGGGAGGACACTAATCACATTTTAATAATAAGAGCCATAGATGGCTTAGGATATAATAGGGACTTTCCATTGTCAAATAACGGTGCGGAAGTAACGGCAAAAACAACGCCTTTGCAATACATTGAGTATTGTACGGCTAACTCTGCTAAAAATTGGGATAAATTTTATTGCTTTAACAATTTGTTTCATCCCGACATGACCGATAGTGCTACTTACACATCACTCGATCAATGTAAAATTGATCCTAAAACTTTCCAAGTACAAAGCACAGAATATGAATCATCAATAGAAGTATTAGACAAAATAAATAGAGGCTTCAACCAAAATTTATTTATGTATAATGACAATTGGTGGCTTATGCGTATGGAGGAGCTTTACGTTCCTAAAACGGAGAACTTGAGGGGGTTTGTAGAGAATAGTAGCACAAGAACGGCTATTAACACAAGATATGACATTAACGTAGGCAATAGTGAGGATATAAAATTAATATCTCCTAGTGCCATAAGAAATATAAATAGAAGGACAAAAGAGAATAGTGTAATATTCAACTACGAGCAAATTGGTGAACTTATTACCAATGGCACTTTTTCAAGAGGAGATTTTATCTCCGATACGGCTACTCTTAAAGAATACGAGGTAGATAGTTGGGACTATAAATATACGGTCTCATCATCGGTTCCCGATTATTGGGGATTTGGCGGTACAACGCCTCCTAGTGGTACGGTAACACGAAATGAGATTTGGACAAATATTGATACCGGATATTTGGAGGATAATTATGTAAGAGTACCTGGTTCTCAAAATACTTCTCCCGTTTACGATTATTATATAAGAAGCCAAGAGGTTAAAGTATTTACGGGTGAAAAGTTAGTCATAGGATTTGATTACAAATTTGACACAACATTCAATGATGACGGCTTTTTTAGGCAAATGGTTGTAATGCTTGATGGCGCAGCCAACAATTACTTTTTAGGTCAAGACGGTAAATGGAAGCAGACAAATAGCACATTTACAAATAATTACGCATATATTGGCTCAGATTATAACCAAGCTCAATCGCCTTTGCCTACGGAGTGGGTGAGTATAAATGTTGAGAGTGATCCATTGCCGGATAATGGAGTAATTAAGATAGCCTTTATTTTAGATTATCACGCTTTGCTTGATCAAGCAAATGAGATGCACGTTAAGGCTTTGAACTTTCAAATTATTGAAAGATTTAACACATGGACAAGTGAGCCTTTGGTAGGTGTAAAAACGGCATTTACAAAGGCAGACACTTTATACAATAAGCAAGAGAATGACATTTTTTTACAAGATGGCTTTTCATGGAATTATAAAGGCACTTTGTTAAATAGTGCTGGGACATCTATCCTTAACTCTACTTGGTATCGTTACCGCTTTCCAACGGAGGAATTTAGCTTTAGAAAGCAAAATAACATTGCTTATTGGGAAAACACAAGGTTTAACCGTAGTAAGTTAGATGCTAATTTTTACGGCTTATTAAACAACGGCGACCGAATTGGTTTACATAATACGGTAATTTTTGTGGATGATGATCCAGATAAAGTATATGCAATCGTAAATCTAAAAGAGATTGACTTTGCAAGTGCTACATGGAGCGCAACTTTGCTTGAGGTTTGGGATGATGATAAGGACGGTCAAGATTTAGATAACAAAACATTTGATGCCGATGTAACTACTGGTACGTACAATAACCCAGTTAATGTACCTTGGACGGTAGTAACGGCTGCAGATTTCACAATTGTTGGAGGTTACCAAATAACTTACAATGGTATTGTGAGTATTACCGAGCCAATTGTAATAAGTTTGGCTGGTAACATAAAAACTACTAGCCCCGCTCCATTGCCTCCAGTAACTACTACATTTACGGTTAAGAAAAATGCGACAACTATAAAAACGCAAACTTATCCGGTAAGTGCTAATCCTCAAGCGTTTACGTTTAATTTATCCCCAAGTGGATCAATCACAATAGACCCAGGCGATGTATTTACGGTAACGGTTAGTAATAACATTACTCAGATAGAATACACTAGCGGAGCTTTCACTATTGACTATCAATACCCAGGGACTTTAACTTATGATCCTTTTACAGAAAAATACATATACAATAAATAATGGCTGAAGTAGTAACGGCTCAAGGCTTAGTATTGGCGGTAACAAGTGCGGCGGGTGATGTTTACCCGTTTGCTTGTACTACAACCGCATCCATAACAATTAATAGAGACTTTATAGAGCTTGCACCTAAAACAAATGGCGTTTTTCGTGAATATATAAAAGGGCGTAGTGGTTATACGGTGAGTGGTAGCGGTCTAGTAAAAATGGTGGAAAGTTATACGCAACCTATAACTTTTTTTGATACCTTTATTGAGGGTTCGGATAGTGAGTTTATAGGCTATTTAGACATTGTTGATGCAAGCGGTAACTATAAAGTTTATAAGTTTTCTTGCATTGTTCAAGATTTGACTCTTACTAACGCAACTGGGCAAAACGCCTCATATAGCTTTACTTTACAAGGTACTGGGCCTCTAACTGAAATAACTGTTGTAGATAGTGCTACCGTAGCTAGTGGTAAAATTACCTCAAGAAGTACGGCATCCTACAAACTTATTGGTGTGGCAATCGATGGGGTATGGTACTACAATTATACTGTAACCAATGAGGGGGGTGGAGTTTTCACGATAACAATAGGTACATCATTTAATGGGGAAACAGTAAAAGCTGCATACCTACAATTATTCTAAAAATTATGTAATTTTAATAGCAAATGGAAGCGAATTTCTGGTTAGTTTTAGGGGTACAAACAATAGCATTCGGACTCGGTGCTATTCGTATTTATACCGATATGAAAATAAAGCTAAGAGAGCATGATCTTAGGCTAAAGACTCTTGAAAAGAAAGAGGACGAGACTGCGATTCAGTTTAAAGAAATTATGCAAGCTCTTAATGAGATAAAATTAGAATTAAAAGATAAAGCCGATAAGCCATGATAGGTGAATTAAACATGAAGCCGATAAAAAAGGGAGATACCTATGTTATCAGCTATTCTTTCTACGAAGATCAATGCGAGGATACACCTCTTGATGTATCTACTTATAGCTTTAAGCTACAAGCCAAGAATACTAGCGGAACGGTTATGATCGAGTGGCTTAATGCTACTTTTGTTCAGATCGATAACAATACAAGAAAAGTAACGTTAACTCCCGTTCAGACTGCGGCTTATACGGCTGGTGAATACACCTA